TGGTAAACCGTCCGAGTCCGCGTCGCCTGGGCTACGGGTCTCAATGTTTTGTAAAAGACCCGCAAGGTCAACTGCTGGTAATACTGGCGCTTGGTTGTCAGTACTTTGCGCGTCTGCTGGCGCTTTGGCTTTGTATTCGACACCCTCGTCGGAGCCGTCCGATAAAATATTAAATAATTCTCTTGCCTCTGCCAATGTAACCCTCCTGTGGTTATATTTCGGTAGTGGTAAGTTGTGCGCTTACTGGTGCGCCTGACTTACCTTGTACTTGTATAAAGTCTACTGTTATTATAGCACCTGCCGCACCTTTACGTAGTGAGCTAAATAAATTTTGGCCGTTATAATGTCCGGCTCCTGTCTCTATAACCGATATTATTGAACCGTCTAACTTTAATTCAAAACGACCTCCGACCCTAGAGCTACAACTAAAATTTACAAAGGTCCGGGTTTTTAGTGCCGCAACACTTGTACTAATTAAATTAACAGTAGAGCCAGACCCAGGACTTGCGACGTTAAAAGCGTCGTCAAAAACTGGTGTCCCAGGAGTCCCGCCTAACTCAGCTAAAATTAAATTTAATATTGCTTGCGCTGCAATATCACAAACTCGTTTGTCTACTCCTGAGTCTGTTAGATTTTCCTTATACGAAAAAAACTCTCTGTCAGTTATACCGAGGTCTGTTGTGTCGCTAGGAGGGTTGACCTCGTATTTACCCATCCAAAGCCTCCTTTATTTGTTTACTAACTTCTAACGGGTTTAAGACGACGCCCTCTACATTAATTTTTACGTTTTGATTTTTCTCATCTTTTATTTTTTGCTCTGCACGTTTTTGCTCGTCAAAGTCCACGTCTACAATATACCAAGCGTACCAATGGTTATCGGCTGAATTAAATATAATAGACTTAAACTCTACGTAATCTTTTAAACGTATTTGGGTCCTAAGCATTGCAAGCTCAAGACCCTTAGCACTTTTATTTTTAATAAAGCGCGGTATGTGTCCCACACCGCGCTGAGTAGTAAACATATTCATTATGCGTTATTGTCCTTAACTACTAAAGCAGACTCTGCGCCACCGACGCCTTGCTGTCCTAGCTGTAAGCCTTTTACACCGTATTTTTGGTCGAGTGTAAAAAGTTGTGCACCTGCACCAAATTCAGGAGCCTTGCGGCTGTCTAACATTGCCCCCCTTTGAAAAGCTATTCCACAACCGTCTTTGTCGTACATGTAATACTCGTCAGCATCTAATACAGGAGTAATTATAATCGGCATGCCGTAAATTAATCCTAAAGTACCTGAGGGTATCATTGCCCCGCCGCCGTAATCCTGGGCGCTTACAAATTTTGTAATACCCAAAATGTCAGACTCACGCTCAGGAGCAACAGCCAATCTAATAGCTTTACGATTACCTTTGCGTCTTAAAATAGCCTCACGCATTTCCAAAATTATAGCGTCTGTAATAGTGACACTGGCAGTAGCCGTAGCCACTCCAACAATCTCTAACTCAGCTTTAATTTTTTGGTCGACGTCTTCTGCATGTCCACGAGTGGCACGACCTATTAAGTCCTGCTGAACTGCAATTACACTTTCGATCTCGTCCATAGGGTCAACAACCCACGAAATAGTTGCACGCTCGTCTAAAAGCATTGTGTCTTTAGTGTAGTTAAAAACCTGTTGCACGGCTTCTGTACCGGACGCTCTGTTATTAACTGTAAAGTCGCCGCCCTTAGGAAATGATACGCTAGACGCGCCCTTTACTGCAAATGCGCTTAGGTCCACAAGTGTGTCTAACAAAGCGGACTCTGAAATTAGTTGACGTTGCACACGCTCACTAATTACTTCTTGTTTGGTAGCCGATAATTCGGTGTCTCCAAATGTCGCCACGATTAACCTCCATTAATCTAAAAAGTTAGGTCGACAATGCGTCAGCGTAAGCAACGTCTAACTCCTTATCGGACATTTCCTTTATTGATTTTTTGGGGGCTGCGGTGCTACCAGGCGTACCGTCCTTAGCCTCAACAAACTTGTTACCAAAAAATACAGGAACCTCGTCCTTAACTCGTTTAGCCTCAAAAATTACTTGCTCTGCATTGCCTTGGTAGGTCTCTGGGTCTGTCTCTATAGATTTTACGTCTGCATGTTTTATAGCCTTGTCGACTAGATCGGGGTTGCAACCTAATTTTAAAAGCTGACTTTTAACCTGACTCCTTACAAAGCCACGTCTTAAACCACCCTCTAACTTTTCGTTTTTACCCTTTTCTAATTCGTACATTTCCTTGAATTTACCCTGCTCTTTTAATCGACCATTTTGCTCGTCCTCAATTTGTTTTTTGAGTACTGCATTGGACTTACGATATTTTGCAGCGTCTGCCGCTTGTCGTCGTCCCCAGTCTTTTAAGCCTGCACTGTCTAGGTTATCCAAAGGTCCAGAGTCCTCACCGTTACTATTTTTACTGTCTTTATTTTCTGTTTGTGTTTGCTCTACCTCAGTCTCGGTCTGAGTATCTTTAGTAGTGTCCGACTGGACTTGCGTTTGTTCTGGCATTATATTAACCCTCCTAAAATATTGTGTAAAGTCACGTATTAATTTTTTTTATCTCTAAATTCAAATGCTTGCGTATAATTTCCCTAATTTTGCCCTGTTGCCTATTAGTTACGCCTAAAATTGTACGGGCAGCCCGGCTACCTGTTTTAGTCTCTAAAAACCCGGCTAAAGTGGCATTATCTGGCGTATTTTTAGCTCGAGATCCTTTACCAGTTTTATAGGGTTTACGCGGTGTAGCTTTAATAAATAAATTAATTTCGACTCTGTCACCGAAAGGGACTACCGCAAAACTAACAGCATTAATTAATTGACCTGTAAAAGTTAAGTTAGATCTATTTTTTGAATATTTAGAATGAGTGTTATTTATTTTTGAGAGCCGTCCTCTATTTTTTTTGGTCGAGTCTTTTAGAGGAGCAAATTTTTTACCAGTAGCCGGACTAATACCAGACCGTGCTGTTTTTTGAATATCCTTAACGGTCTCTTTACCTATTCTATTAAAGGGTCCTGACGTGACAGCCCTAGAGAGTCTACTTGTTAAAGCCCTAGTGTTAAACACCACGTCAGCCAAAGTCTACACCCTCCGATATTGAGGCGTCTATTGCGGCCGCCTGTGCTCTGTCTCTGGCAATTAAAGTACTTGCCTCTCTTTTAATATTTGCCAATTCGTTTTTTTGAATACCAAAAAAGGGCCTTTTAGGTAGGGTGTCGCCAGTGTGGTGATTAAAAGCTCTTGCTATTACCTCGTCGTTGTCGAACATAATTTGTATAGTGTCGTCTTGAATATCGTCGACGACTAAAGCGTTAAGCATGTCCTCGCTTAAAGTTAAATCGACGTCGTTAATACCGACTCCTTTTTTAGCAGCGTAAGCCTCTGAATATTTAATAAATTTTCCGCCTGTACCTAAAGGTTTGCCAGCTTGGGTCCTATCTTTTATTTGAGTTACTATTGCGTCTGCAATTAATGATTTTGTGTCTTCGGAAATTTCAAAGTTAATGCCTAGATCGGTACTAAAATCGACCTCTAAAAGCATAAAACTCTCACTCGCAGTCGTCCTAGGCATTTAGTCCCCTAATTTATGTAGTAGTCTCGTTACCTGCGCCGCCGCCAGTCGAGTTAAAAGCGTCCTCAACTGGCGGTGTAATCTCCGCTTGCAACTCTGCCTCTATTTCCGCAGCCTTTTCAGCACTGACGCCGTATATTTCCATTATAGCACGGTTGGTAGTAGCTAGACCCTCGTTACGCCGCTTAATCCAACGGTCCTCTAACTCGTCCTGGGTCTCTAATTTTTCAGGCTTGTTAAATTTAACATTTAATTTAGCGTCCTCTGGTATTGCTTTGTAACCTGGTGCATTTTGGCTAGCTAACATATTATTGTAGCTCCTAACCAAATTAAAAAGTCTAATCTCGACGTCCTTAAATAAAATTAAGTCGTCTTTACTTGCCTCGAATCTCTGAATTTGTGCGAGTAGTCTCTCAATGCCTGAGTTAAAATGAGTACTCTCTAATTTACCGGAAATAGTTTTAGGGTCTATATTTTCACTGGTTAAATACATTGCGAGCTTGTCTTGTATAACCTGCATTTGCCCTGTTATGTCTGGGCTAGGCGTCTTAAAATCAAAGCTGGGCCTTGCGTCTGGGTTGTTTTTATCTAAAGGCAAGTAAAGCATTTTACGTGCACCGACGTCGATTACCTCAGGCTTTTTAACGGCTATTATTAAACCAGTTGCAAAACCTTGTAGCTTAATTGTCTCGGTTAAATCGGTGAGGTCTTTACTAAAATCTAATTGAAATCTATTTAGTAAACTCTCTTTATAAACCCAAAACCTAAAGTCCTTTTCGCTTGGGTCTGCAATGTCAATTGTATTCAGTGCACCTAACGGGTTGCCTATGTCCTCAGGGTCTGATTTTAATGTCCCAAAGCCGTCAGTAATAAAATTGTATACATCAGACCACCACGCAAAACGAGACTGAA